CGGCCCTCGTTGTAAGAGGACTCGGCCGACATGTAGAAATGCTTGTCGGCCCACTCCACCGCCGTCATCGGCGGCTCTTTGAACATTCCCTGCAAACCCAGCTTGACCGCAGTGCGCAGATCACTGATCCAGGGTTGCAAGGTACTCATCAAGGATTCCCGGGATGTCGTCGCTGAACTCAGCGGAAAGGTTTCGCGCCAAGGCGATCTCCCGCTCGAAGGACTCCATCACCAAGGGATCAGCATCCGGGTGGCGGCGACTGACCGTTTTGCAGACGGTCTCCAGCGCCGAGCCAATCTTGGCGGCGATCTTCGCCAAGGCGAAAGTGGCGAACGGGACCGGGACCAGGAGCTTGTCCTGGACCTGGTTCTTCTGCTCTTGGGCGTAGGCCTGGGCCTTGGTGAGCCGGAGTCGCTCCTGTGTCAGCTTGGCTTCAGCGTAGGGATCGAGACCTTCCGGTAGCTCCCCCTCAGGTTGTTGTTTCCGAGCGGCGTGCTGGATGCGGTTTTCGACCACATCCGCCACCGTGTAGAAGGCCTCTCGACCTATTCGCTCGATTGGTTGAACGCCCCATTTATCAAAGGCTTGCGGAGAAATCCCGAGGCTCGCGGCCATCTCGGACTTGTTCAACCATCCGCGCTGTTTGGTTGTTTCGTTTTTGCTCATGACTAAACAACAACCAACCTCCGAAAAATGGTCATACATATTTGGCGCGCGGGGCTCGAATTACCCTCTGACGGGGGCACCTCCGGGAGGACCCGCCAAATTTTCAAACTTGTGCTGGACAACAAGAATTCGCACCACTTTGGTGCGCTCATCAGCGCCTCGCAGCGAACCGAGCAGCAACGCCGCGCATCGCCACCTCGAACTCACGCGGCAGGTTCTCGTCGGTGTACTGCTGCGCGATCTCAAAGAAGCTCAGCCGGCGGCGATACGAAGGGCGTGACACGAAGGCCATGATGATCGAGACGGCATCCCGGCCTCGGCCTGTGCGCTCAGCAATGCCTATAGGCTGGCCCTTGCGTGTCATGACGAAGTAGCGGCGAGCATTACCCTTCGCTCTGCTCCGTCTGCTATCAGTGGCGTTCGCGTTGTACCCGGCCTGAGTGAAGCCCCGAATACCGCTCAGCGCTCTGGTCACTTGACCTCGCCTGATGTTCCCGTAGCGATCAAGATCAGCACCGGCGCCGGGCACCACGTACTTACCTTCGGGCAGGATCCCCTTGGCCCTGAGCTGAAGCTCGGCCGGCTTGTTCCGACGCGGCCCACCGTAGACCTCGGGGGCAATCCACACCGATGCAGGCTGCGCACCGTCCGCTTCGTCCTTGAACCAAACCCGCGCTTCGAGCCGGTCTTTCCTGGCTGGCACCATGCGCAGGCTGTTCAGGGTGTACGGGGTCGGGCGGTCGAACACGACACGCATCTCATCGCGCAATCGATCCATCAGGCCTTGCGCGGTCCGCGTAAGCGCAGTGGCTGTCGCGTAAGGAATCTGCCGCTGCTCAAGCTCAGTCAGGTCGGCGAGCTGCTGCTGGAACCCTTCCGGCTTGATGCTGATCATCTTCGGCAATACCTCGGCAGGCCGGCGATATGCTTACGCAACGCCGCGATTATCAGTTCGCGTCGCTCGACTCCGGCTCGGAGATCAGAAACAACCTGTCCATCAGCGGCAGCAAGGACGGCTCTTCCTGCATCAGCGCTGCCGGTGGCTCCGGGAGCCTGGTGCACTCCGCCTGCGGGGCAGCGGGCTTTGACGTACACGACGCGAGCACCAGTGCCGATAGCATCGCGGCGCAATTGGTTTTCTTCATGGGAGGCCTGTAGTGCTGCTTGGTATGTGCGGGCCAGGGCGTCGGTCTGAGCCTGTGCCTGGGTGTCGCGCTGGGCCTGCTGGGCCATAGTGGTGATCGTCTCAGCGGATTGCTCGACGGCGGCCTGCAGGTCATCACGCTGGGCGGTTACGTGATCGAGGCGCCAGAACACCAGAGCAGCCACCAACGCCACCACCAACCACGGAGACCACCTCATCACGCACCCGCCAGCGCTGCGCGCGCCCATTCAAGGCGAGCCGCACGGTCGTCTGCGCCGTTGCAGCCGCCGTTGATCTTCAGCGTGATTCGCTCGAATCGGCCTTGATCAGCCAGGTCGTTTAAACCCCGCGACTTCCACCACCACCCCGAGGCGATAGCTGCCCAGGTCCGTTGCTCCAGCAGTTCCGGTTGCGCTACCAGTGGCAGCGCCAGGGCGCGGGCGGCTTCGGCGTAGTTGTCGTGGCCCGTAATCATGATCAGGCCGCGCCCCCGGTATCGATACCCATCGCCCGTATCCGGTGAGCCGTTGCCCATCCGGTTTGCGTAGACGCGGTTCGCGATGCGCTCAGGCTGGCGTGCGTACTGCTTCGCCTCTGCCGGCGTGAACCGCTTCGGCCACGTCTTGAGCAGGCCTTCTGCGGAGTGGTTCAAGTTCTCGACCAGACGCTTGAGGCTCTGGCTTTCGTGCCCGACTTGGGCCAGGAACATCGCCACGCGCTCGGGCGTGTTGATCTCGAACCGAGCCATGGCGCCGTTGATGTGGTCAATCCAGATGTCGGCAGTAGCAGCACCGCAGCCGGTAGCACGGTCGAGTTGATCGGCAGTGATCTTCATTCGCCAGACCCTCGACGCGGCAGCCTGATCCCAGCGTAACGGTCGGCCAGGTCGCGGATCTTCTCGACGCCCAAGAAGCCGATCCAGCCACCAATGAAGGTGGCCATGCTCTGCGGCACGCCAAAGAACTCGAAGCCGCTGATGATCGTCAGCGCCAGCCCACCACACAATGCGCCCTCCAAGAGGGCCTGCCGGCGCGTGCCGCCGCCGTAGATGATCCTGGCCATGGCCATGGCCCACGACAGCAGGGAGGCGTAGATGATCGGCGCATGCTGGCTCAGCCAGGCGAGCAGGGCCGCCCAGGTGTCGGGTTTGTCGGGCATCTTCATCGTCTCAGTTCCCCTCGCCGGGGCAGAAATGAAAAAGCCCAGCGCAAGGGCTGGGCAGGGAATGGGTGCAGGTACGGCCTTTCAAGGGGGCCGCGCGCCCCGCAGCGCAATGCGCCACCTGCAGAAACGAAAAAGCCCAGCACGGGGCTGGGCTCTGAAATAGGTGCGGGTGGATAGGGGCCACTACCCCGTGCGCATCCTGCGCTCCACCTGCATTGATCGACTATCGTCCTCGGACAGACTCCAGCATCGATCTCATCTCTTCGATGATCTCTAGGTGCACCGCGTCTGCCACCGCCTCAGCCTCTTCCTCGGAATACAAGAAATCGCTCCTCAGCGTCAGGCCATGCATAACCACAAAACAGGCCTCATGGCCGGCATCGCGTATAGACCAGGGAACCGCGTCCCCCTCGAGCTTCACAACCTTGATATCTGGACTTCTCATATGACCACCCCTCGGCTTCAAGATGGTCATTATCGCAAGGGTGAAGGCCTTGTGGGTCGGTAACCCGTCACTTTGATGTGGCAGGTGAGACTGCCGTCTACCGAGTTTCTGACCTTCGAATGAAAAAGCCCGGAGCGGGGGCAACCGGGCTTCCCGTCCATCTCGCTGAAAGCCAAGGACGGAAAACATCGAGTCAGACGGGGGCGTGATGATGCCGCGCCAAGCCAATCTACGCAATAAAAAACCCGGCGCCAGGGGCCGGGTTTCGAGTGCGTCACGCTGCGTTCACAGCAATTCACGCTGGGATGAAAACACCCCTTATTCCGCGTGTAAAGCTATTCCTCAAGCGCTCTCGCGGAACCGCTCCAGGGCGCTATCGACCCAGCCCACCGCCAACTTCAGAGTCTCCCTGACCTTCGCCTCGCCGATCTGGTGTTCACGCGCGATGCGCAGGGCCGGCCACTTCGCGCCGTAGTAGAGCCACACGAAATCACCAGCCTGCGGCGCCCTGTCAATGAGTCGAGCAATGACCCGGTCGACGGCCAAGGCCATATCGTCAGTGACGTGGTAGGCCTTGGGGCTCGACATTGGCATGGCTTGGCTCATGATAGCGGCGGCCGGCGATACATACCCGGGAACCCCCATCCCATCCATGCGCCACCACCCCCACTGCTCGAGGAGATACTCGGTATCGCCCAGCAGCTTGTCCACGTAGGTTCGAGTTCTGCTCATACCGCCCCCGGACCGTTCAGGCCAAACAGGTCGCGCAGCAGCGTTTCCACCGCCGCGCCCTTTGCGTTGCCGTCCTGCAGCCAGAGCCGGCCGTAGTCGTGAAAGCCCAGCGTGCCGCGGTCGCCGTGCCAGTTGGCAACCATCTGCAAGAGGGCGGACAGTGCCGCAGCACCACCGGCCTTGACCTGCGCCAGCTCCTGGCCGGCCACCTTGAGAAACTCCCGCTCCAGCCTGGTCATGACCTTGCGGGGCGCCATCGGTTGTACGTTGCTCATGCCGCCTTCCCCTTTTTCTTGCCGTGCTTGTTGGCGAAGTAGGTACGCCCCATTTCAACCTCCTCTTGGCTCATTTCGCGCGAGCCCGCGAAGTTGACGAATCGTCCATACATTCCCTGCTGCTGGAGCAGACACATGCCCGGTGGCGCATGTCGGCACTTGGTCATCAGGATCTCCGTGATTCCGTTCTGGCCGGCCTCGCTGTCCATGTCCCGGTGGACCATCAGGATGCAACTGGCGTCGGCCTCGATCTCCCCCGAGTCGCGCAGGTCGCTCGACTGCGGGCGCTTGCCGGGGCGCTTGGTCGAGTCGCGGTTGAGCTGCGCCAGTTCAATGACCGGCACACAGAGTTCCTTGGCCAGGCGCAACAGCGCCTTGTTGGTCTTACCCACCTCCTCGCTGCGCGTGCGCCCTTTCGCCTCCGGTGGAATCAGGCCCAGGTAGTCGACGACGATGCCGGCCAAGCCGTGCTCACGCTTGACACGCCGCGCGGTGCTGCGGATCTGGCTGGCGGTCACGTTGGGATCGTCGCAGATGAACAAGGGCGCCCCCTTGGCCTTGGCCACCGCAGATGTGATGCGCGGCCAGTCGTCGTCACCCAGTTGCTGCGGATCGTCCAAGCGCTTCAGGTCCACTCCCCCCAGCGAGGCGATGGAACGCACGCCCAACTCCTCCTCAGGCATTTCCAGGGAGAACACCAGCCAGGGCTCCCCTGCCTCGCAGGCGTTGTACTGGGCGATCTGCAGGGCAAGTGTGGTCTTGCCACTGCCGGGAAGGCCGGCGATAACGGTGAGCTTCCGAGGGCGGATGCCACGCACCAGCTTGTCGAGATCGGCCAGGCCAGTACCGGGCCACTGAGGCGCGCGGCCGTTGAACTTGTCGTCGATAACGTCGACAGCCTTGAGCATCACCTCGTCGAGCCGCTTGTACTTCGGCGCCTCGTCATCGAGGTCGCGCAGGTCCGCCATCGCCT